GATTGCCTGTCGAAATCGGGCATGTAATCAGACACCTTTGACGCCTTATTCCCTAATGCTTGTGACACGACATCCGCAAGTATCGCCATCTGCAAATCACCACGAACACCCCCAAACGGCTCGACCGCACTGTACGCGGCCCACTCTCGGAACTCGCGCATCGTGCATGATGCCTTAGCCTCTTTCTTAGTTCGCGACCACGCCAGGGCTAGTCTGTGCCATAGGCGTTCGTCGTGGTCGCGCCTTAATTTCCCTCGACATCTTCGTCGGGTTCATCCCATAACCCACAGTGCTCTTTTGCAGCATCTGCGATCGCCTGCAAGCGGCGGACGGGCATGGCGTTAACTTTTTCAAAATCGTTTTTGTTGAAGATGAGTTTGCCATCACTATCGCACACCACGGAAATCGCGACTCGTGCAAACAGTCCTCGCTCATCTACTTCAACACCATTACCGCGGATGTAGTCAAACTGAGACCCAGTTACTTCGCGAAGATTCATTTCGCCCAGCGGGTCAACATCGACCGTCTTAAAATCCGGCGGCCCTAGTATTTCTTCACGAGTCAATGTCATCGTTGTATTTTTCCTGTTTGAGTAATTGGCCGCCAGATACGACGCCTGCGACATCTGCGCCAGCGGCTTCGGCATCTTTGATCCACTTTGGGCGGCAATCTCGCGACTTGCGAGGAAGCCGATTAATCACAACCTTGTCGTGCTCGATGATCTCAACATTGCCCACGCACGCATGGGGGTTTCCGATGTCCGCTTCAACTTCAACGACATCACCCTTACGCGCTTTGATGGCTTTGACTTCTTTAAGGATTCGTACCTTCATATCGATTAGCTTTCGTCGGTGTCAGTGATGTCGCCTGAAATCTTGATGGTGGCTGTAGCAGTCATGAGTTCTTCCAACGCAATGGCCCCGCTGTAGTTGGTCATGAAACCGGGGAAGGCAAACGTAGCCGCCGTGCTGCCGCCGCTAGATAGAGGGAATGTGAGTGTGATTGTCTCTGGTGCCTGGTCAATCGGCGGGAAGTCGTCAGGGTCCCATTGGAACTCGATACCAAACTCGCCATAATCAATAAGCTCGCCGGGCGTGAATGTCCGGGCGACGGTGGTCCCCAAGTGAGTTGTATCGATCGCGGGTCGCGTTACCCCGTCGATCGTTATGCTGGTGAAATTCGCTGTGAACGAGGAAGTCCCAAACGTTACGCTTGCGCCTGTGCCGGTATCTACTGGCATGGTTTAGCTCCTAAGTAGGTGTCGGCACGGATAAAGTCCAGCCGATGAGGTAATCCACTTGAACGGTATCCACGCCGTCGCTTGCGTGTCCGCCATCATGGGGAGGGTTATAAAAATTTCGCTCATTATTTAAGTGGCACATGGATACAAACGTGCCACTATTCATTTGGCCGCGGAAGCCATCAAGAGACTGCCGTACAGCCTCAGCCAAAGCCTCGGCCTCGATAGGCGAACTCGCGTGACAATCGACCTGGACTCGACCAGTCACCTTGCCCGTCGCGGCCGTCATGTGGTGTTTGTGGTCGCCACTGATCTGATGCAGGACGATGCGCGGCAATGCGTCGGACTGCTCCGATCGATTCATGCGTATGCGGCTGCCAACGATGCCGGTGATCGTGGCGTCTGTAACAAGCCTCGCGCGTAGGTCGGTCATCATGCTCATCGGCGGACGCTCCCGCTCTTAAGCTGCTTGGTTATTTCCTTCTTCATTCGCGCCGCAATAATCCGCAGCGAGTCAACCCGATCAAACGCAGGCCGAAGAAATGGGAACGGTCGGGAGTGTGACGTGCCGAACTCAACGAGGTGTGCGTATAGTGCGGGATCAGATTCAACAAGCTTTTGCCCCCCACCTGGTAGCGACCTCGGGACAGTCTGCTTCATGCCGTTGCGTGGACCGACAATGGCAATCACGTTGCCGCGAGCCGTTCTCACAACACTGCCAATAGACCTTTTGAGCAGGCCGGTGTCTTCTATGACAAGCTGTTTCGCTGCTTTGCGTATTGCGCCGGACGCCTCTCGCAAAGCGGGGCGTGCAATCTTTCGCCGGTGTGAGTCTTTTTCAAGCCGTGCCAGGCTCTTCAGCAATGCTTTTTCGCCGATGATTTGTGATGCCATTACAAGACCTCCTTGGTGTGGACTGTCTGGCCGCGTTTCGCTGTGCGGTCGCTGCCGCCCAGCACTGCCTTGATATGGAACGTGCGCCCATCGATCTCGATCCTGTCCTCGGGCGACAGGCCCGCGTACTGCTCGCGTAGCATGATCACAGCATCGATCGTCGCGTCGATCTTTTTCGCCCGGTACAGTTCACTCCCGCCCGCGTCCTGGAGCGATGCCCACCTCGATTCAATAGTGACCCACGACTCAACGGCGTTGCCGCCGGCGTCTTCTGTGACTTGCCTCGTTTGGATTGAGGCGCGGTGATCGTGTCGTCCTGCTGGCATTAGGCTGTTGCGAGTAGTCCGCTAATGATTGGGTTGATGGTCAAGACAGTGTCAGATGCGTTCATACCGATGACGGTGCCGTACCACCCAGTGGTGATATCCGAGCTCGGTGCCAGCCCGCCAACTGCGTTGTCTGAGACGACAATCACCACTGGCGAACTGCCGAACACGCTCCCCATGTTGACGTCGCCCTTGGTGGCAAGAACTAGCTTCTGGCCGCTGGTCGCTGCGTTGAGCGCGATGCCCTTAAAAACAGAAGCGGCTAGCGAACTTGCGTCGCATGGCTTCGCCTTCTTGGCGTCTGTAAGGTCGAGGTAGCACGCTTGCCCGGCCGTGACCGTCGCGCCAGCCGTAACAACCTCCGTTGTTGCGCCGACACCAACGGTGACTGATGAAGCGGTAAAAGAAAAATCAGACATATCAAAGCTCCTAGACCGGTAGGGGGACCGATACTGTGTCAAGTAGGGCGGTGACGCCCATAGGTAGTGCTGTCGCGATCGTGCCGGTGATGACAGATTCGCGGTTTTCGTAAAGGTTGGCGACAATCAACAGCAACGCGCTGCGAACGGAGCCAGGCACGTCAGACGCCGCCGCGCCATAGCCTGCCGTGAACGTAATAGTTACGGCGTTGCGTTTCTCGCTCTGGACTTCTGGCCAGACCTTGCCTGGCTTTAAGACGACGCTAGCCTTAACGTCGTCGTCCAGCACTTCATAGATGTCGGTCGATAGCGTCTGCGTACTGCCCGCGCCATCAACGTAAGCGACAGACGACACTGAGCCAAGCGGCGTACGCGGAAGATTGATATCACCGAACGCGCCCGGGAAGTCGTCGGACTCAAGCGTAGATGTCGCCGTGATTAACTGCCGGCCAGTGTACGCCTCAGCCATCTGCCGAGCCGCTGCGATGTACGATTCGATCAGCGTATCCTCGTCGGCCGAGTCAACGCGAACGTGCAGCTTCGCTTCCGCAAGCGTGAGCGGCTCGACAGCGGGCGGAGTGGTTTGCTTGAGAGAGTAACGCATTGTTAAAAACACGCGGCGGTTGTTACACCGCCGCATGCGGAGGAGAAAGAAAATCTGTTACGCCACGATGTCGGCGGTGTTATTCAGCTTCGTGTGCTTGGACTTGACGATGTAGCTCACAGCGCCCTCGTCGGTGCCGGTCGCGAACGTCAGGACCGCAGACAAGCCGCGAATCTCAACGCCAGCATCAGCAGCCGCTTGCAGGATTTCCCCGCAAGTGACTTCACCGAAAGCGATGTCGCCCACCGCGTTCGGTTGTGCAGCAAGCGTGATCGTCTTGATCGTGGTGTCGGTTCCTGAGCCGTCAACAAGCGTATTGCCGACGATCAGGAAAGTAAGTGCCGACGTGCCCACGGTTCGCTGAAACTTGACCAGCAAGGCGTCAACGTCTTGCGCGTCGATCCAGCCGATGTCGGTTGCCGTGGTTGCGTCCGGGTCAAAGTCGTAGCCAGTGACAACAAGTTCCGCTCGCAGTTGTTGATTATCAGTTGATACGGCCATTATTTAATGCCTTTCGTTTTCTTGGTTGGTTTTGGTGTTAGGGTCGCCGGCTTGTCTTCAACAAGCTCGGCTGCGTTGCGACGAATCCATCGGTGCGCGGAAGCGCCATCGACTTCAATCACCGCGCCTTTAACAGTCTCCAGCGTCCCACCTTCGCGAGGTGTCGCGTTGCGGGTAAACTTAATCTTCATGATTAGGCTCGGGCTGCGAGTGTGATGAACGGCGAAAGTGTGTTCGCGCCATTCTTCGGGGTAAGGGCAGAACGCCACCACGGAGCGCCTGCGTTCTCAGTCCAGAACTTGAACGCCTGCTCGTGGTTCTCAAAGCGGACGTGCATGGACTCTTCAGACCGCAGCGGCTGGTAGGTGCCGTAGAGGTACTGGTCTGGTCGCGAAACTAGGACGATGTCGCCGAGGTCGCCGAGCGTCGAACTGAACTCGTTAAAGAAGATCGGCTGGCCCAGCAAGGTGTCGGGCACGTCGGTGCCGTTGCCATGGATGAACAGCGGATAATCGTCGTTAGTCAGTGCCGTATGCGCGGAGAGGATCTGAACGTAGGTGTCTTGGTTGGCTAGCCAAAAGCCGCCGCCGTAACGCCATGCCCGCTTGCGCATGTTAAGGAGGTTCGCGCCGACGATGGTGTCGGCAGCTTGGCTACCCTCTTTTGCGACCACGACTGTCGCCGGGGTATTGATGATGCCTTCGAGCTTGCCGGGCGTGTTGCCGTTAAGCATCTCGTTATAGATCGCAGCAGGGAACTCGTCAGAAAAACCTTGACTGAGCAACGCCGAAATCGACTGCGGCGAGTCCTGCATGAGCTCGCGAGTTGCGTATGCCAGACCAAACAGACCTGTGGCCTTGAGCGTGATCTTTTCCATTTCCATACGGGAGCTGCCAATCCCGTCGGTTTCGTCGCGCCGCGAAACGCTGAGGCCGCCCGAGACGCTGGTCGAGTGGTCCTTGTCAACGCGAGCGAGGATTTCCAGTGATCGCGTTTGCATCGGTACGTTCGTCACGCGGCCTAGGAGCGGGTTAGTATCGGCCCCGACGCTCCTAACGTCTGGCGACATCGCGACCGGGACCAACAATCCGCCGTAGGGGTCGGATTGCCCGGTATGCTCGTCGGTGCCTGCCGTCGAGAGATACTTGACCCGGTGATCTTCGCCGGCCTTGGGGTCGCGCTGCGACAGGCCAATGACCGTGCTGAAAAACTCTTTGGGGTTAGAGAACCCCTTCATCGGGTCGCTGGTAAATTCTGGTTCACTGACCGTGGTCTGCGACTTGGGTGTCGGCGTTGGCACAGCAGCACTTGGGGTCGCCGGCGTGTTCAGATCGCTAATGCGCTTGTCACGTTCGACCGCTGCCGCGCGGGCGGCTTCGATCTCGGTGATCCGCTGGCCGCAGGCCGTAGCGTTTGCGATGTGCGATTCCATCTCAGCAGTGAGTGATTCGGTTCGCTCAGCAGAGCCGGCGAAGTCGGGGTCGGACAGCTTGGCGCTGATCTTCTGAGCCAACTGTGCCTGCTCGGCCTTGGTGCGCTGCGCTTCGGCGAGCGACATGTTTTTGATTTTGTCTAGCATTTTGGTTGCCTTTGGAGTGAGTGGGTCACTGTCGGGGCATCCATGAATCCGATCACGAAAAAAACGCGGACAACGCACCGACATAAAAGTCGTTTGCGTGGTCCGCGTTTCGTCGTTGGCGAATCGCTCTCCACAATCCTTGTCGCTCGCGAGGGCATTGCCCAAGTCCGCTCGTAGGACGTGATCTAGTTTTGTACTACAGTTATACCACGAAGGTCAAAGAGACGCAAGCCTAATCTTTGAATTTCTTAATCGGCGGGCCTGGTCCTGTTGCCGGGAGACTTTTGCGATCTCCCGTCGCAGGCCGGCCATAGCCTGCTCGTCGCTCATGACGCCATCGATCAAGCCAAGCTCCGCCGCCTGCGGTGATAACCAGTCTTCGCCGGTGGACAACTTCTTGACGGCTGAAGCGCTCATGCCGCGGCCCGATTGAATCGCCTTTAAGAAAAACCCATTGAGGTCATCGACCCGCGTCTGCACAGTAGCCAGCATCTCATCTGTGATTTCAGTGCCCGGCATAAACGCGCCCTTTAGGTCGCCGGTGCTGATGATGTGGACCTTGACCCCAGCGTCTTCCGCCGCCTTGCTCGTGTCGTGGACAGTGGCAACCGTGCCGATCGAGCCAACCTCAGTCATTGGGCCAGCCGTCAATACCTGGGCTTGAGTTCCAGCCCATAGCGCCGCCGAGTGCATTCCGTCCTCGGCGTGGGCGAAGATCGGCTTAGGGCTCGACTTGGCAATCCGGGCAATCTCAGTAGACAGGTTTAGCTGTCCAGCCACGGTGCCACCAGGCGAGTCGATCGCAAGCATGATGCCCTTAATGTCGGGGTCGCGGTCCGCTGTCCGCAGCGCTTGCCGCAGCATGATGTTGCTTGTCCCGCCGTAGCTCGACTGCCCCTTGGTCATTTGCCCGCTGATGTCGATGACGGCGATACCGTCGGACGTCCGCGCAAACAGCGGTGCTGCGCCGTCGACATACAGGGGGTCACCTGCCCACGAGGTAGGCACCGACCGATCCGCCTTAGGTAGGTCTTTTAGGTTGTACGAACTGACGGCGGATTCGATCCAAGCGGTCTTGCAAAGCCACCAGCCGAAGTGTTGCGCTGCGCATTGTTTAACGTTCATATTGCTGCTCTCAATCTGGGTTGGCATCTTGCTGGCCGTCATCAACGTCGTCGACCCGTTTTATATACCACGCGCGATCGTGTGGGCAGTGGCATATCCATTCAAGGGTGAACGGCAGTTCCCCGTTGTTCTGCATCCACACCACAACCGGCGCTATCTCATCAAGGACTTTACCGAACGGGCCGCCTCGCCACACTGAGTGAGGCCCGTCTGGTGTCTGGCGTGAATCTATACAGCCGGGCGAGTCTAAAAACTGACGCCTCGCCTTTACGATAGATTTCTGTACAGCCTTAGCCATTACAAACCTCGTCAGTCATACGCCGGGCGATCCACGCCGGGCGGTCGATGTTCCACGCCTGCGGGTCATCGCCGCTAGCAAGCCGGCGGCGCGACTCGCCAATGTGCAAGTCAGCGTATCGCTCGATCGTGTCGCCTTCCGAAACGCCTGCTAGTTTTGAAAGCGAATTTACCGGCCCGCCAAGAATCGAAACGATTGCAGCGCGGTGCTTGGTGTAAAACTGGTCAAGCCAAGCGTCATCCGGATTCTTCTTCCCGTTGATGGCCAGCGACTCACGGGCGATGATGC